GAGAATTAAAAAGACGAAGAACTTTCCGTTTGTCGGGTGCGCTAATATCCGTATGCCGACGATAGAAACTAAAATACGTAAATTAAAAGCGGCGTTAAATAATGTTATTTTTGGTATTCGCCCGATTGTACAAGTAATTCCTTCTCCTGGCTCTAGCTGGCAGACGGCAATTAAAATTGAAAAGTTTCTTGACCATTTACTTATGGATGTAATTAAAATCCGTGATAAATGTATTATTTCCGTCGATAGAATGTTGGAAAAGGGATTTTTCTTACTTAAGCCGTATTGGAAAACGACAATTATTAAGCGTGTCGAGAGTCTTGATATGAACGAGCTGTCAATTGAAGACGCTCTTTTTATTTTTAATGCTCCTGACGAAGAAATTAAGATGGCTATTGTCAAAAAATATGATATTGACATGAGCGACTTGGTATCTAAAGAGAATAATATCGAATTAGAAAAAGTCTTAGACGCAATTAAGTCAGGCGACGAACAAATTGATATTACAGTCCAGGACGTTACTTGCAATTATCCTGATATTGCCCTTTGTGAACCTGAACGTGTGTATGTCCCGACGGATTCTGGTTATAGTCCACAAGATAACTCTTGGATTATCCACGAGTTTTTCATGCCGATGGAAGATATAAAGTTAAATGCTGAAATAAAGGGTTGGAGCATTGAAGGCGTGTCTGAGATTATGAATTACGCTGACGAGAGAGATAATTCACGTAATAAGAATATAGAAATTATAAAAGATTTACGTGAAGGAATTTCTCAGCTTAATCGTGACGGAAAAGTTAAGGTGTGGGAATTTTATGGACTAATGGATATTAATAACGACGGAGTTCCAGAACAGTGCGTTATTACAATGGCTCCTGACTTTAATAAGGTAATGAGAAAGATTGCTAATCCTTTCTATAGCGGTAAGCGTCCGTTCGTTAAGATGTTCTATGAACTTACCGACGATAGATGGTTCTCTCATCGTGGTATTCCAGAAATTTTGGAAGATATTGTAAAAGAAATTGACATGCAGCACAATCAGAAGTTAGACCAGCAGACAATTAGAAATACTCCGATGTACGTTCATCGTGCAGGGATGATTAATAAGAACACGATACAGTTTGTTTTTGGGCAGTCAATTCCGGCACAAGGCATGCAACCGTTGAATGATTTAATTGCACCTTTAAATAATTCTAATTCCAATGTTGAGTTCTCTTATGAACGTGAACAGATGTTATTAGAGACAAAAATCGAAGAAATGATTGGACAAGTAGACTTTTCTTTGCAGTCCATGATTAATAAGAGACAACCTCGCACATTAGGAGAAGTTAATTTACAGAACCAAAATATGCAACAAGTATTTTCTCTTGACGCTGACTTGCTTAGAATGAGCATGGAAGAATTATTTAATTGGATTTGGGAACTATGGTGTCAGTATGGAGATGATTCTTATGAATTTGCATATTTCGGTAAAGACGGGTATGAACCTATTAAATTAACAAAGGAAGAAGTGCAAGGGCATTATAAAATTACTGTCCGTGGTAATGACCAGAACACTAATCCGCAGACACGTATTCAAAAAGCGCAGATGATTATGGATGGGGTAGGTAATCAAATCGCAGTTCAGATGGGAGTTATTACTCCTATGAATGTAGCAAATGCTTACAAAAGAATGTACCAAGAGTTAGAAATCCCTAATTGGGAAGAATTGGTTACTGCACCCCAGCCACCCCCACCTCCACAACCTGAAGTTCGTATTAATGCTAAAGACTTGACCGACGGAGAAATGGCACAGATACTTGCTAAGAAAGGTATTAAGCCTGATATGCAAGGTCGAATGATGAAAACAATGCAAAAAGTAAATGAGAATAAGATGGATAGCCATATGGCAGCAGTCGATAGTTACACAAAGATTGCAAGTGTTATTAAAGACTTAGACGGAGAAGACAGTGGCACGCAAGAAGATAGTTAAGAATTCAGATTCTGGTAAAGAACAACAAAATGCAGAAGATGCGTTGTTCCGACGCATGGAAGAGTGTCAACTTGTTATAGACCATCTAAAGTCTTGTCCTGCATGGGTAATTATTAAAAATGATTTAACAGTAAACAAGCAGTGGGTAGACGATAATTGGCAGGATATTACTGACGACATTAAGTTACAGAGAGCAAGAGAATTAAAGCTGGCATATAATCATTTGATTAATATTGAGAATAAGTATTGGGAAGATTTAGAAAATATTAATAATCAGATAAAAGCAATTACATCAACTGCCAAAGAGATAATTAAAGACTATGACACAGAATGAAGAAGATTTTAAGAAAGTTCTAAATCAGACACTTATGTTTGAAGGTGGTTATACCGTCGATAATGGTGGGCCTACAAATTATGGTGTTCGCCAAGATATGTATGACGCTTATGCAAAACAGAATAAGGTTCCGTCTAAATCTATTAAGGAATTGAAATACGGTGAAGTAAAAGATTTTTATAAAAAGAATTATTGGGAAAATCCTAAAATAAATTTACTTCCACGTGAAATTGCGTCGAGCGTATTTGATTATGGGGTTAATGCAGGTCAAGGTAAAGCTATTATGGCGGTACAAAATATTGTTGGTGCAAAGCCAGATGGAGTTATTGGCCCAAAGACAATTAAAGCTATTAATAAATACGTTGAAAAAAATGGTGTAGAATTATTGCACAAACAGATTTTAGATAATCGTGTTGACTATTACAATCAATTAGTAATGAGTAATCCGCAGAAATATGGAAAATACTTAAACGGTTGGTTAAACAGAGTCAATAAGATTAGTGGTAAATAAATTTTCCCTGTCTAGCTAATCAGGGTCATAAAAATTAGCAATCGCTCGTCGGCGTGAAGACAAAAAAGGAGTATTAAATGGAAAATGAACAAGAAGCAAAACAAGATGTAACTCAGGTCTCATCCCCTGAACAAGTTGTAGAGCAACAGCTGGAAACACCTGTAACTCCCGAGCCACAGGGTGATGTGGATGAACGTGGTGTTTCGTGGCGTAATGTTGCTATGGAAAAGGAACGTAAACTTAACGAACTGGTAGATAAGTTGCCAACACTTATTGAAGAGATGCGTAATGCTAATCAGAATCCTAAACAACAACGGGAATACACAATTGCTGAATTAGAGCAATACGCTATTGACAACCCTTCTTATCGTCCGTGGGTTGAAGAACAAAAAGCTGAGATTAATCGTAAGGTTATTACTAGCGAGATTGATAATCGTCTACAATCTGAACGTAAGAAGGCTAACGATACCGTGTTGCGAAACGAATCTTTTAATTATGTGAAAGCAAATTATCCTGAAGCATTTGATAGGACGCATCCCATGTTCCAAGAGATGAATGTCTTAATGAGCGATACTAGATTCCAAAATGACCCTATGGGGCTACGAATTGCTGCGGAAGCTGCTTATGGGCGTGTATCACGCAATTCTAAGCAAGCACAGCAATTAAAACAGGAAGTAAAATCGTTGCAAAAAAAGACGTTCGTTGAAGGTGGCGGGAAGCAAAATATCAGTGTTGCACCAGTTCATAAACAAGCACTTGATAGAGTAAAACAGACTGGAAGCATAAGAGATGCCGCTGAAGCATTAAAGGCATTATACGTAAGAGGGTCTGAAGGAGAATAAAATGGCACAGCAATACTGGTATGATGACCAAGCAAATCGTGAAGACTTGCTTGACATTATCGTAAATACAAGCCCGAGAGAAACGCAGTTGTTCTCTGGTTTGCAACGCTCAAAAGCAGAAAGCATTCGGCATGAATGGTTGACCGATACGTTAAAAACGCCCGGTCATAACGCATTTGCTGACGGTGTTGATGCTTCGTATCCTGGTACTACTAATCCGACACGTTTAGTAAATTATACTCAAATTATTCGTGAAGGTTATAGTATTACGGATTCTGAAGAAACGGCACTTAAAGCAGGGTTCGCAAGCCGTGTTTCGTATGAAGATATGAAACAGCTTATGAACTGGAAGAACGACGCTGAATTTGCACTTATGCGTGCATCTTTAGTTTGCGGTTCTGGTTCTACTCCTCGTTCTATGCAGGGGATTAAGAACTTTATTGCCAGTGGTTCTGTACCGTTATACACAAACGCTTCTGGTGTTTCTTTAACTGAAGCATTATTAAACGACCGTTTACAAGACGTTTGGAACGCTGGTGGCGGAGAAGTTGACGCTATTTATGTTCCGATGTACTTGAAACGTAAGATTAGTGCCTTTGGTACTAACCTTACAAAGAACGTTGCTGCTGATGATAAACGCTTGGTTCAGTCTATTGACACGTATCAAGCTGACGCAGCTAAATTAGTTAAGTTGTTCCCGCATCGCTATGTTACGGTTTCTGGCGATACTAACTACGACATGGTTGGTATTCAAGAAGATAAATTCCGAGTTGCAATTTATCGTTCTCCGTACACCCGTGATCTTGCAAAGACAGGTGACGCAACCAACAAAGAAGCAGTTGGTGAAATCACGTTGGAAGTCTTGAATCCTAAAGCAGGTTTCTGGGCAAAAGGGATGCTGTAAAGAAAGGATTAGGGGGGTTGGAAACAGCCCCCTTAATTTAAAATATGGCACTATTAAAAACTACAAATAGATTAGATGTTATAGAGGCAATTATTAATACTGCCTTAAAAGATAATACAAAATATTGCAATTGCTGCGACAAGGATTGGGATGGCACGTTGTGTTGCGAAGACCCTCAGGTTGGCAGTAACGCTGAACATGTAAGAGCATTAGTGATTGATAATGAAATAATGAGAAGTCGCAATAAGCATGAGACAGGTAAGGGAACAGAGAAAGGCGCAATGCGATTGGCATTTAGATTACCGCCAAGAATTTATTTTATGTTAGACCTATACTTCAAAAATTACGGAGAGAAATTTCCTAAAGATACATCCGAATTATACAAATTAATGCGGAGATTTAATAAACTTTGTGCGGTAGATAAAATATGAAATTAGCTTTAGCTATTATTGTTAAGGATGAATTTGAACTAGTTAAGAATATTATTGAAAAGTACGAAAAATATTTTGATGAGATTGCATTAGCAGTAGACTTAGACGTAGAAAAATTTAGAAATGCTTTTGTCGGTAAAGTTAAAATCCATGAATATAAATGGATTAATGATTTTTCAGATAAAAGAAATTTTTTAGCATCTAAAGTAGAATCCCCGTACTATTTCCGCATTGATACCGACGACGAGATAAAGAATCCGGAAAAGATTAGAGAAGTATTTGATAACTTTGTTAATTCGGGAGCAGATGTTGTTTATTTCCCATATGTTTATTCCCGCGATGATGATGGGAATAGCAATGCTCTACATTGGAGAGAGACAATAATTAAGAAAAGTCCTGGTGTTTATTGGAAGAAAAAGATACATGAGAATATTTTTGCTAACGATATAAATAGTTTTTCTGGTATTAAGTGTAACGAAGTTACAATTATTCATAACTTGACAGAAGAACACGCTAAGGAGTCAAGTGAGAGAAATTTAAAATATTTATTAGAAGAATATTACGCTGATGGAGATAAGACAGACCCTAGAACAATTTCATACATCGGAAGAGTTCTTGTTGGTAAGGGAAACTATCGTGAAGCTATTCCTTTTCTTGAATTATTAATTCAGAGAAGCGGTTGGAACGATGATAAATACTTTGCATGGTGCAATTTATCAGATTGCTATAAAAATCTTGGAGATTTAGAGACAGCTATTGCGTGTTGTAATGAAGCATTGGAGATAAACACTAAGTTTCCCGACGCTTATATAAAAAAAGGTGCAATTTATATTGATAAAGAAGATTATGAAAAGGCACTAGATTGGCTAATGCCTGGTTTAGTTCGTCCTATCCCCGACACAACCTTCGTTGTAATCCCATCATTCTATACAGTAACCGCAAAAATATACGTCTGCATAGCTCTGCTTGGCAAGGGTGAATTCGATCAGGCATTTAAAGTGTTCAATGAAATTAAGAAATTATCACCTAAAAGCGACTTTGTAAAGACAAGAGAAAAAGATATTATTGAGATGTGCGATAATGAAAAGTATGTAAAAGCTCTTGCAAAGGTTGTTAGCTATACAAACAATAATTCAGGCGATATTGAGTCGTTAATAAATTCTATACCAAAAAAACTAAAAGCAGATGAGCGAATATCTTCATTAATAACAATGTTTTCTAAGCCAAAGAAATGGGCTGATAATTCTATTGTTATTTACTGTGGTCAGGCGTGGGAAGATTGGGCTCCACCATCAACGATTAATGGCATTGGCGGTTCTGAAGAAGCTGTTATTTACTTATCACAGGAATTAACGAAGTTAGGATACGAAGTAACTGTTTATAACTCATGCGGTGATTATGCTGGAATCTATAGTGGCGTTGAGTATAAGAATCATTTTGAATTTAACCCAAATGACGAGTTTAATCACTTCGTTGCATGGAGAGGGAATGTATTAAAGAATAAATTAAATGCAAAGACTACTTCGGTATGGCTACACGATGTCCCGCAAGAAGGTCAATTTACAGTTAAAGACTTAGATAATATTGACAAAATTATTGTTTTATCTCAGTATCACAAGACGCTTTTGCCGTCGTTTATTCCAGATAGTAAAGTTTTGGTTAGCTCTAATGGTATAAATATTAAAGATTTCAAACAATCATTAGAGAAACGTAATCCTCGTCGAGTTATATATACAAGTTCTTATGATCGTGGATTAGTTAATCTTTTATATATGTGGCCTGATGTTAGGAAAGAAATTCCCAGTGCAGAATTACATATTTTCTACGGTTGGGAAACATGGATTAAGATGGAGCAACAAGGTGTTCGTGACCCAAAGATTCGTATTGCTATGACTAAGCTAATGAATCAGCCTGGAGTATTTGAGCACGGAAGGGTTGGACATAAGCAGTTGGTAAAAGAGTTTAGCAAATCTGGAGTTTATGCTTATCCATCTTTTTTTGAAGAAATTTCTTGCATAAGTGCAATGAAGGCACAGGCCTGCGGATGTATTCCTGTAACAACGGACTACGCCGCACTTTCAGAAACAGTAAAGATTGGAATTAAAATAAAAGGAAAGGCAGGTGATAACAATGAAGAGTTCAAAAAAAGCCTCATCGAAATCCTCAAAGATGAAGGGCGGCAAGAAGTGTTAAGAGAAGAGTTACTTAATAATAAAGACTTATTTTCTTGGGAAAGAGTTGCAAAACAATGGAAAAATCAATTATTTGCGTCGGAAAAGGTGGGCTTGGTCGAGCTTTTGAGCGCAAAGGAATAAAATGTCTAAGTCGTGAGGAATTAGATATAACCGATTATAGTGCAGTTAATAATATACTAAGCCAACATAAGCCAAAATATATTATTAACTGCGCTGCCATTGTTGGCGTAGAGAAATGTAATAATAATAAGAAAAATGCGTATTTTGTGAATGTTGTAGGAGCATTAAACCTTGCTCTTTATTGCAAAGAAAATAATTGCAAACTTATTCATATATCAACGGCGTATGCAAGTAATCTTAACATCTATTCTAAAACAAAGTTAATATCAGAAAATATTGTATCTGATATATCAAGCACTTTTTTAATTATTAAATTACCGTGGGTTTTTGGCAAACACTTTAATAATTACATTAATGAAGCAGTAAATGGGAAGAAAGTAAATATATTCAAAAACGAGTTCTTCTATATTGCTTATGACTTAGACATCGTTTGTTATGTATTAAATAATTTAGATAAATGTGGTGTTATTAATATAGCAAACAGGGGTTCTTTAAGCAGAGAAGAAATTGTTGAATATATCGGAGCAGAATACACAGCTATCAATAGAGATAAAGAGTTTGATAGCAATATATTAATTGATTTTTATATGCGTCCGTGGGACGAAGCAATGTGGGATTTTATAAATGAGTCTAGGCCAGTGTAATCCGCAGGGAAAAATTCTTTGGCATTTAGATAAGGTTCTTGAATGGAAGAATACGGGGAATACATTTCCTATTCTTTTTGAGATAGACCCATCTAATAAATGTAATCACGATTGTCCGTGGTGTTCTTTTGCTCAATGGCGAAGCGAAAACAAGGGCATGCTTTGCCTAGATACAATGAAGACGCTTCTAAAGGCAATGAAAGACGCTGGCACTAAGGCTGTAAATTGGACTGGTGGTGGTGAACCACTAATGAACCCAAATACTATAGAAGCCATTAAATACGCAAAGGAAATCGGTTTAGATCAGGGAATATTTACTAATGGTTCCATGATAACAAACGAAAAAGCTCATGTCTTAGCAAGCCATATGACATGGATAAGAATTTCTATTGATGCTTATGACGGAGATAGTTATGCGGAAAGCCATGGGACAGTAGCTAGGTCGTTTGATAAAACCATATCAAATGTTAGGTATCTATGTGGCATACAAAATAGAGCTACAGTTGGGATAGGGTTTGTTATTAACGAAAATAATTATAAGGGTATTCCTATTATTGCTGGGATTGCTAAGGATATTGGTGCGGACTATATGCAGTTTAAGCCTGAAATCCGTCGTCCAGGTCAAGCACAAGTAAGCCAAGACTTTTTTAAAGACAATGTTTTTCCATTATTAAACGTAGCTGAAGAGTTATCTGATAGCAAGTTTAACGTAATGGTTACAAGCTATCGCTTTAATGACGTTCTATCTCCAGAAACAAATCATGGTCGTCACTATAAAAAGTGCTATTCACATCATTTTCAAGGTGCAATAGCCGCAGACGGCAAGGCTTATATCTGTGACCACCATAAAGGCGAGAAGGAATACGAGATTGGCGATATAAAACAAAATAGTATTACAGATATTTGGACTAGCGAGAAGCGTAAAAAAGTAATTGAGTTCTTAGACAGCACAGATTTAAGTCAATGTCAGATTTGCTGTAGAAACCACGAATTAAATAAGTTCTTGTGGCACGTTAAAAACGTAGATAAAGGGATGCACCCAAATCATGTTTAAAATTGGCGCAGTTACATTATGTCTTAACGATGAAGATACAATAGCAGGGACTATTAACTGCCTTAAGCCATTCGTTGATTACCACGTTGTTTTAATAAGCGAAAAGTCATATTTCGGAGATGTTTTAGATAATGGTAAATCGGAGATTATTTGCGAGCAGTTAGGTGTTGATTTTATTAAGGGATATTGGCCTTTAGACCATCATCAAAGAACGCTTGGGAATAAGATATGTGCCAAAAATGGTTGCGATTGGGTTCTGACATTTGATAGCGACGAGTTAATGGATTCTGACAATATCAAAAAGTTAATTGATATTTCAAGAAAGACAAGTGCAAAAGCTTTAGTTGTAAAGCCTGAATGTTATTGGAAGACTACCGATTATGTTCTTCGTCCTGTACCGTCGTATACGCCTGTTATAGCAACGAAGTCAGATGTGACATTTCCCTACATCAGAAATGTAGATTGTGCTGTTGAGTTAGCCGACGTTGAGATGCACCATGTATCGTGGGCTTTACCTAAAGACGTATATAAAAAGGTTACGTGTTACGCACACGCAACAGATTTTAATGGTAAAGAATGGTACGAAAAGAACTATAGAAATTGGGAATATCCACAAAAGGCAATACTTCCCGACGGAGAATACGATGCTATTTATAAACCATTACCAGAAGAATTAAAGAAATGCCTCGACCAGACATAAGCCTTTGCGCTTCAGCAGTCAGACCTCATCTGTGGGAAGAGTTCTACAACTCGCTTAAAGACAATAAGTGTAATTACGAAGTTGTTTTTGTTGGTGATGTAAGACCAGAAAAGGATTTGCCAGATAATTTTAAGTATTTTTATTCTCCCGTAAAGCCAACACAGTGTTGGGAAGCGGCAATAAGATTATCTCAAGGAAAGTATATAAGTATCACGGCTGATGACGCTGAGTATATTCCAGGTTCCCTAGATGGTATGGTTGAGTTTATGGAAGCACAAGATAACATAAAAACCGTAGGGGCTTTTCATACTATTGAGAACGGAACACTAATAACTACTGACCATAAATACAAAGGCAAGCAGATGGCTCCGTTCTTTGTGTTTAATAGGGAATATTATAAAGAACTTGGTGGGGCTGATATTCGATATATTGGCGGTATGTTTGAAAACGATATTATTATGCGTGTATACGAAGACGGTGGCAACATTAAAATATGCGATAAGGCAATTGTATCGGTAGACCATTTACGTAAACATAATGCTACGAGCAAAAGCTGTGATTGGCATTGGAAGTACAGCTTTCCTTTACTTGAAGAGATGTGGGCTAATCCCGATGTCCGTAAAGATAAATTGATTCCATTTTTTGATAAAGATATTCTTATGTTTTCTCAAGGAGAGAAAGGTGATTGGTAATGCCATTATTTGATTATCCTAAAAGTCAGATTCACTATAAACAAAAATTAACAATTAAGTCTCTAGTTGACAGGATTGATGCTAAGAAAATTATAGAGATAGGCAGTTGGGTCGGTGAGTCTACTGTATGTTGGGCTGATGCCATTATTAACAAACAGGGAGCTGAAGTAATATCAGTTGATTGGTATAGGGGAAATCCTGGTACAGAGCTACAAAGAGCATCAGAGGAAGATATTTATTCAATATTTAGAAGTAACATGAAGGAGCTAGGTGTCATTGATGTTATTAAGAATATGATTATGAGTTCTTCTGATGCTGTAAGATTTATACCTGATGGGTATGCTGATATTGTTTATATCGACGCTTGCCATGATTATAAAAGCGTTAAAAGAGATATTGAGTTATGGACTCCAAAGGTTAGGGTTGGCGGTATTATCGCAGGACACGATTACGAATCAAATGAATATGACGAGAGATTTATTGACTTAGATGTATATGATCATAGGCATCACGGAGTAATAAAAGCAGTTAATGAAAGTTTTGATAGTGTAAACGTCGAGGAGCGTATCTGGTGGAAAGTAATAGAAAAATAAGTGTTGTTGTCCCTGTCTATGCTCCAGAACAACGGCATATATTTATGACGATAAAGTGTCTTGAGTTAGCTAAGTCTCGTACTAAAGTTAATTTCGAGACTATTATCGTAGAAACAGGCTCTAACTACTTTACTGAATATGCAGACATTTATATCTATGAACGCAATAGAACAACAGCAGATATAAGTATTAATCGGGCTTTTAATTGTTGTAAGTCAGAGATGGTTGTTTTATTGACAAATGATGTAATGGTTTCGAATGATTGGTTAGAGGCATTACTAGAGCCATTTAATAAATACGAAGATTGCGGAGTAAGCACTTTAGCAAGCACACAATTCAATCATAGGAAAGAAGATAAAATAGAAGAAGGTATATGGGGAAGCGTGTTTATGATTCCTCGTAAGTATGCACGGCTTGATGAGAACTATATTAATTCATGGGAAGACAGTGATTTATGGATGCAGATATACTCCGACGGTAAAAAGATGTACAGAAATTTTAATTGTGTTGTTGAACACACACCGGGGCAAACAGTTTATTCAGATAAGTTGACACAGGACAATTGGGAAGCGAATAGAAAATACTTCATAAATAAGTGGAAAGACTCTAATATTTTATTATATAATCATTTAGTGGAAGGAACCGTTCTGTGAATAAATCTTTTTCAGATATTTTAAGTAATGTTCAGAATGAGATTACTGATACGTCGACGACGATTCAGGGTATCATAAAGAACTATATTAATCGTAGATATTTCCAGATACTAAGAGCTACTAATTGGGAATATATTAACGATAGTTATACATTTCCTACAATTGCTGGGACACAGAATTATGTTTTGCCAGATGACTTTGGTAAGCCTTTAGTTGTACGGGACGCTACAAATAATAAAGAAATTAAAGAGATTGATTATCAGGCTTTAATCTCTAAAAATATAAGCAATTTCTCTTCTTCGGGGACACCGGAACAATATTCTATTCTTGAAGATAAAATTCAAAACCAACCGACATCTTCTTCAATATTAACTATTGTTTCTTCCTCGGCATCTGATACAACGCAATCAATATTTGTGCGTGGAATTAGTTCTGGTTCGGAGACCTACGAAACAGTAGCCCTCAACGGAACATCTTCAGCATCAACAACAAATTCTTATACAAGAATAATTAGCATATCTAAAGATACTGTTTCCTCTGGAATTGTTACGGCAACTTCTAATTCTGGAGCAGTGACGATAGTGTCAATCTCCCCAGTTATAACAACTCCTTTCTTTAAGAAAATAGCTTTCCATTATGTTCCAGCTAGCGTAATAACAATTTCTATACCGTATTACGTTAAACCGTCGCCAATGATTGATGATAATGACTACCCCATTATTGATATAGCCGATGGTATTGAAATTGGGGCTATGGCTGATGCTTTGAGATACAAGAGACAGTTTGCTAAGGCATCAGTTTTTGAAGGACAATTTGCACAGTTCTTAAATGATTATATTTGGGAAAAAGAGAATAAGCCAAATCAGGTACAGCAGTTTGTCCCAGCAACATTTAATCGTGACGGATTATATTAATGTTCCCAAATAAGTTTAGAGCATACGCCAGATTATCCGCTCCAGACGAGAAAAGGTTAGTTGTTTCTCGTAGAGACTTTTCTGGCGGAGAGAATACTAGACAACATCCTTCGAGAATATCTCCAAATCAATTAGAGGTATTGGAGAACTTTGATATAAGTGTTCCTGGGAAAGCAACGAAAATACCGGGAACATCTTTAATTGAAGACTTGGGTTCTAATGCGGGTACTGGTGCATTTGGTTTTACTCCGAGAGCTGGGACAAACGAACTATTAGTTACTGAGGGTGTAAATCTTCGTGGGTATACTGGTTCAGGTACTTTTACTACGCATAATTCTGGATTTACCACTGGACTATTAACAACGATGATAAAGGCAACGTGTTCTGGTGCCAATGGCGATGTTGTTTTAATATCTAATGGTACGGACAATGTTAGACAGATGTTGCAAGACCACACCGTTACGGATTTAGGTACAGGAAATACCGACTGTCCATTGACTAGAGTGCTTACGTTCTTTAGAAACAGGGTATGGGCTTTAAAGTCAAATCTATTATATTGGTCTGACGCTTTACCATCCACGTATGACAACGTGTTCGATAGAACGACAAATAACTATAATATTACGGTTGGCGAAGAAAGAGCATTACTTGGACTTCGTGACTTAGGACTTATTTGTTTAGGTGCTGATGCTGTTTATGGTATTAATCCATCAACTACTCCGGTGGCGACGGATAAACCGGAAAAGATATTAGACATAGGATGTGTAGCAGGGAATACGGCACAAATTGTTGGTGATGACGTTTACTTTTTATCTGCTGATGGTGTGCGTGGGGTATTTCGTACCCAACAAGATAAACTGCAATTAGGGCAAACATACCCATTAAGTTATCCACTTAAATCTGAGTTTGATACGATAAATTGGTCGGTAATTTCTAAGGCGTGTGCTGTATATTTCGATAATAAATACTTCTTAGCATTACCAACAAGCTCGTCATCTTACAACAATCGTGTATGGGTTTATTATCCGGCAACGCAAGCGTGGATGGTAATAACGGGTTGGAATGTCGGAGCATGGGGCAAGGTAACTTTTGCAGGGCAAGAGAAGTTGTATTATATCGACGCTAACGACGGAACTATTAATCAGGCATGGACAGGAACAACGAATGCTGGCTCAGCTATAGACGCTGTTTTAGTTGGCAGAGAAGAAGATTGCGATAGCCCATTGCAATTTAAAAGTGGTGGTGAGATTGAGATTGAAGCACAGACAGCAGGTAATAACAGCTCATTAACGGTATCTGTTGCGGTGGACGGTGGTAGCTTTACGGTTTTAGGTACGGTTGACTTATCTTCTGTTGGCTCTCCGACACTTCCCGTTGCTTTACCATTCTCATTAGCAGACCAATTTATCATTAGGAAGAAACTTCATATAGACTCAATTGGCAAATGGAAGACGTTGCAAATTATGATTGAGAACAACGAGGCCAATACAGACCCTATCGTTGTCTCTGCGTATAACATTATTTCTTTTGTCGAGGAGTACATGAATGAATAATGTATTTGTTAGACGACCTGATTTAGACAAGTCATTTGAAGATATGCACAAGATTAGACCTAGTGTATCAATAAATTATATTGATGCTAATAAATACTGTGTGAAGTTAGATAAGGGCGGGAAAAGTGTTTCATTAACAGAAATAATGGATAGAGGACTTACTAAAAGTGTTAGTGTTGTATGCGGAGATAAAACATCTAATTGTGTATCTGTCTTTGAAGCAGAAAAACTTGCAGCGGAGTTACTAAAATAATGGCAGTAGTCACTAAAGGTTATTCATTCGGGGCAACAGAAACAGTTACGTCTGCTAAGTTAGCGACATTAGTTGATAGTGCGACAGTTGGCAGTATTGTTGCCGCTGACATTAGTTCTAATGCCATTACCGACATTAAGATTAATGATGTTAGTGGTGCTAAATTTACCACATTGGGTGCAACTCCGGCGGGGGCAGGGATTCTTCCGGTAGCTAACGGTGGAACAGGGCAATCCACATTATCATCCGCTGCTATTGCATTAATGCCATATTTTTATCCAGTTGGGACTGTTCTAACATTTGGTGTTAGCACAAACCCAGCTACATTGCTTGGTTTCGGTATATGGACGGCGATTGCTGGTCGTGTTATTTTTGGGATTGATTCTGGGCAAACTGAGTTTGATACATTAGATGAAACTGGTGGCTCAAAGACAAAAACTCTTTCTGCTTCCGAGATTCCACCGCTACCGGTTTCCTTATTATCGGCAAATAACAATTCTGGGGCTGGCGATGGAGAAGGTGTTGTTGAATGTCAATTTGCAAATATTAATAGCACTGTTTCTGGGCCTTCCAATCAAGCTAATTTAGGTGTTACAGCCGCAGCATTTTCAATATTGCCACCTTATATTACTAAGTACGTTTGGCAAAGGACTTCATAGTATGGTAGAAATCACGAAGGGTTACACATTCGGATCGACGGAGTTGGTAACTAATAGTAAGTTACACAGCCTTGTTAACGACGCTACGTTAAATATTGCTTCGTTACCGTCAACAGCAGGGTCTATTTTACCTAGAAACTTATTCTCCATTGTTACGGTAGCTACAAACGCTTCGATATTTAGTTTAGTTAAAGGGACATCTTTTCGATTACACTGGTCTACATACGGCACGATAGCAACATTCACGAATTATTATCCTGGTCAAAGATTTACGCTATTTGCACAACAAGCAAGTTTCCCGTCGATATTAGACACTGGAAATTTCAAGTTAAACGGTAATTGGATACCAGCAAAAGTCGATGATAACATTACCCTCGAATGGAACGGAAGTTCGTTCGTTGAAGTCTTTAGAACTCTTACCTAAAGATATTGCGGACTTTGTGATTAATAATATGCCATATCTAAATGATAAGAGAGAAGAACTTATTAGAGCGATAGAAAAACATGTTGAATATAAAACTTGTTTTATAACGCATGATAGAAATGGAATAGTTTCATTTAGCTGTTGGAATGTCGAAGGTGAAGTTGCCCATGTACTTATTACGTGTATAAAGCCATCGCATAGAGTTAAAAGTTTCTTGAAATATTTAATATTATCTGGTGTGAAGATGTACCCACACTTAAAGTTTATTAGATGGGAACGAGAAGTAAAGACTGATAAGAAGTTTAAAAGTAGCGTAGAAAGATTACTAAGGAGATAGATTTTGTTAAAGACATGCACTGGTTGCAAAAGAGAATTAGAATTAACTGAATTCTATAAATACGTTTCAGTTAAGAATGGGCGATATTATTCTAAGTGTAAATCTTGCTATGCAAAGCTTAATGGACATGCGTATTTAAAAGAAGTTATTAGAAAATGTCTTTTGTGCAACTTATCTTTTACTCCTAATAATGGGCCAAGAAAATATTGCTCTGCGGAATGTTTTAATAAAGCAAGAGTTGCCACTTCCAAGATTCGCCAGTCAAATGCTAGAAGATTATATAGAGATACATTTTATGCAGATAGATTATGGAGAAGTTGTGATTATAAGAAATACAAATCAAAGAATGGATATGTTATTGCTGTATGTAAATATATCAATATTCCAGAGCATAGATTAATAGTGATGAGAAAACTTGGTAGAAAATTAATGTCTTGGGAGCATGTTCATCATATTGACGGTAATAAATTAAATAATAATATAGAAAATCTAAGATTACTTCAATCAAATGAGCATTGGGAGTTTACTAAACTTATGGAAGAAAATAAAATATTAAGATTGAAAATAAAAGAATTAGATGAAACAATTTTATTAAAGGGAGGATACTAACGTGGGAAGTACAAATATTAGTCAGCCTACTCCACCAACGGCTCCTACAACAGCCGAGTCAACTCAAGCTTGGATTGACTCTCTTCCAGCCATTTACGAGGCACAACTTAAATACGCCCCGCTACAAGCTCAACAGCAAGTATCGTTGGCACAGCAATACGCAGCTCCGTTGGGACAGGCACAGTTAGCGGCACAGCAAGCTATGTATCCTCAGACAACAGCTTTGCAAGAAAAATTAGCTACTGCCGCTTCACAGGGTATGGACTCCGGACTTCCTGATTGGGCAAAACAATCTTATTTAGATACATATAGAGCGCAGTTAGGTGATAACGCTTTATCTGGTGTTGGTGCTGATTACATGAGCCGTGGAATGATGCAACAGGAGAAGGATTGGAGAGATTATTATAACAATCTTGGTCTTTCCGTAGCTGGTCGTCAGCCATTAAGTCAACCAGGCCAAGCGCAGACATCTGATTATATGTCGCAGTTTACGCCTAACTCTGTTATGGGGTATAACGCACAGAATTATGGAAATTATTCTAATGCGTATTCGAGTATGTATGGGACAAATCAGCAGGCACAATCTTCTGCAAATGATATGTGGGCTAAAATAATTGGTTCTGGGGCAGGGGCTTTTGGTTCTGTGTTCCCATATTTATAATACGGAGGCATTTATGCCAAATGAAGAAAAAGGTTTGTTAAAAGCAATTGGTGTTGGACTTATGGGATTTGGCCAGGGCATGACTGGGCAGCCGTATCTTACCAACTATCAGAACATCCAAGCTGATGCACGCAGAGCAAAGATGCAAGCCGACTTAGAAAAACAGAAAATGGAAGTTGACCTTATGCAAAAGGGCAACTATCCAATCAATCCTGCTGTAAGTCCTAGTGGTGGTTTTGACCAGAGTCAGATGTTTAGCTTTAACGACAAGCCGTGGATGAAGGCACCGCAGCAATCTTATGTTCCGGCGTATATGATGGATGCAAATGGACAACTAATTCCTGTTATATCGCCAAATAATCCTCCGGGCATGGTTCCTAAAGGAAGCAAGGTTATACCTAATCCTAATGCTCCAACCGCAGACATGAGAAATCAAGGAGTTTCTGCAAGTCAAGCAAGAATCTTATGGGATGATCTGAAAGGTCAGTCTGAAGGACTTAAAGGCGGTTATGCAGGTTTATTTGAAAAAGGTAAGGCTGTAGTAAATCGTGGTTCAGGAGATAGTGCTAATTACAAATTATATACTGATAGCTTACCTTCTTCCGCCGTTGCTTTATATAGAGCCTTAACTGGAGATACCAGATTATCCGACGCCGACGCTAAAGCTCGTGCATTACCTTTACTATGGGAGCCATCAGAATCTACTGACTTACGTGATAAAAAGAATAGTTTTATTGATAGAATGATTGGGGCAAGAGAAAAATTGTTAAATAGTGGTAAATACGCAGATGGATTTATACCACTCAATGATATTCAGAAAGCCGCAAAAGAAGAAAGCACTTCTTCTCCTAATGATGTAAGAGCGCAATATAATAATCTAAGACAAAGTGGAATGAGTGCTGAAGAAGCAAAGAAAAAGCTAGGGCTATAATTATGGCAAAAGATTATTTTTCTGAAGAGATAGAAAGCAAGGCATCTGATAAGAAGGATTATTTTTATGAAGAAATTGAAAATTCTAAAGATAAAAAAGTTTATATATCCGATGCAATAAGAGCTATTCCAGAGATTATGACTGGTCGAGGCAGAGCTAAAGAATCGCAAGCAAGAGCATATAAGAATGTTACATCTCCAATGCTATCTGGTGCTAGTTCCGCTGCTTTTGGTATTCCTAAGTTTGCAATGAATAAGATAAATCCAGAAATGACAAAAGAAGTATTTCCTGAACAGACAGACGCTTTTGGTAAGTCGCTTAGATTTGGTTCTGAAGCTCTTGGCATGGCTAGTGGTGGAGCAGCTAAGTTAGGTTCAGCTATTGCAGAGAAAGCATTACCAAAAGTCGTTATGAATACTGCGGCAGGATTACCATTAGGACTAGGAAGAGAATCTGCGGCATTGATACAAACTGGAAGAAAGTTGAACGATTTAAGAAATATACAACGTGCAGCTATTACGGGTGGTGTTTTTGGTGCTACGCAATTGAATCCAGATTCAACGGTAGGTTCTCAAGCATTACAAGCTGGGACAGGAGCATTATTGGGAGGTGGGATTGATAGAATTGGAAGTCTTGCGAACTCTGGAATAAGAAATATTAGAAAGTTTGGTTATCCTGCGGTTAGACCACTATTAACCAGAATTAGTGAAATTACAAAAGATGCTAATACCTCAGCTAAAGATAAGGCAGCTATTATTAATAGTCAGCTTAATCAATATAAGACCGATACAGTTAATTCTATAAAGAAGAATATTGAAGATTTAAATATTTCGTTACAGAAATCAGCA